AAGCTAGTAGTAGATGAGCTTCTCATGGCACGAAAAGAAGGAACGCCCACATCACGACTAACAAATTTATATATGAAGATTAATAAATTATAATCATGAAAAAAGAGCTTACAATAAATGATTTTCAAATTAAAAGATATATTTCTTGGGAAGAACTTGAAAGAGTTTTTGGGAAAAAAAGATATAAGGAATTTATGGGGTGGATGGAAGCACAAGCTTCTTATCTTGAAGGAGTATATGTTCACGATTTAGAACGATATCTTGCTGGTGGTAAAAACTTTCTTATTTTTTAGTTCATTACTTTGTAATTAATAATAAATTATACCTAACATGCCCCCGATATGCGACTACCTAAGGCTTAGCAGACCATCGCTTTAATTTAGTAATTTAATTTCATTCATTTTCATTCGATATAAGAAAAAGGGACGGGACTCGAACTCGCAACCATATTTATGTCAAATATTAGTGGAGACTCGCTCTATCCATTGAGCCATGGGGGCATATTAGATATGATTTGTTAAAAAAATAATATGGACCAACAAGATATATTAGATATATTAGAAAACGCAGATAAAGTATATTATCGTTATAAAGGGAAATATATACCTGCAACAATCATTGGAAAAAGAGTTGTCTTTCTATATAACGAAGATGGAAATAAGGAGCTTCATGTATTTTATCTTATTGAATTACCCAATAAAGAGAAACGAGATGTTAGTGCAGAAATGTTATTTTATCCAATTCTAAAGTCCACGAATTCCACAGCTTAAAAAAGATGAAAAAAGTAACGTTAAAAACAATAGAGCTTATAATAAGTTTTCTAATTTGGATATCTATTGCAATTTTTGTAATCATTATGTTTATATGGGCAATATTTTCATTAATTTATTAAAAGAATAAATATGATAAAAAACAAAAAACTTGAAGGAGGTGGTGCGATATGACTAAGCAGAAGAAATATAAGGGAGTTGGAAAAATTGCTAAAACTTATTTTAATAAAAGAGAAAAGTATATTTTTTATGATACAAACAAAGAACTATATAAAATCTGTCCTATTTGTGGGAAAAGTTTTACAAAGAAAGACATTAGTGTTTATGGCAAGGCATTTGAAAAAAGAATTTATTGTAGTCAAGAATGTATGGCAAAAGATAGAATTGGTAATGATTATATTTTTAAGATAGGACACACGATTAATGTTGGTAGAGAGCCTTGGAACAAAAATTTGAAGGGATGGACTAAGTCTTATAGCGTATACACTATCAAAACTATTAAAAGAAAAAAGAAAGGAACTGGTAAGCCTAAGGGATTTCAGAAAGGCAATAAGACTAAATCACAATATAAAGAAGGGCATAAAGGTATGATTGGTGTGAATAATCCGAATTGGCAAGACGGAAAATCTTTTGAAGCGTATAGTAGAGATTTCAATTATAAACTGAAGAAACGCATTAGAGATAGAAGTGGAAATATTTGTAGTATATGTGGAAAAGATAAAGATACAAACGGTCGAGAATTAGATGTTCATCATATTGATTACAATAAAAAAAACAATAATCCAAACAATTTAATTGCGCTTTGTCATGATTGTCATTTATTGACAAACGGAAATCGTAATCATTGGAAAGATTATTTTCAAACTATGTATAATATAGCATTGAATTTAGAGGAGGTGGTGTCCCCATGATGTCCAAGCATAAAAAAAGAAAATATAAGGTATTTAGTACCGCTTGGCATACTTAGGGAAAGTGACAATGCACTTTTTCGACCTCTTCAGCGCACTAAAGAATGATTGCGAATTCTATCTATGCCACAATACAAATAAAATATGGTATCTAAATACAAGACCACTTCCAAAGAACGCACACTTCGTTCCATATTATGAAAAGGGCAAATACGATTTTGCTATACTTGACGTTGACCAACAATTAGTAAATAAAGATATTGGTAAAAGAAAGATATATGTTGACTTGAATAATCTTATACAAGATATTCCTAAGGTAGTTATAAATCATGGAACGCCAGTTTATCCTGAATATTGTAAATTAGGAGATATGTCTTATAAAGACGCCGAAAAGATAGTTATTGCTGAAATTAAAAAACTTGTAGGAGATAATCCCATGATAGTTAATTCTTATGAATCAGCTACAGAAAGAGAATGGGGCTGGGGTTATCCTATTCTGCACGGCATGAATCCTAAAGATTGGGTAGATTTACCGAAAGAACCAAGAATATTTACAGCATTATCTCCGGGAGGTTGTGACCATTATTATAACAGAGAAGCAATGAATGATGTATCTTATATTCTTAATGATAAATATGGATACAACTTATGGTGGGCTAAAGTAAACGTAGATACGGGACATAAGGTTGAAGATTATAAGAATTTCTTAGGAGCGAGTTTAATTTATTTAGATACTTCTTTTAGAACGCCAATGAATAGAGCAAGGACAGAAGCAATGATGTGCCTTAAACCCAATAGTAGGGTTATAATGGCTAATGATTTTAGTTATAAGGATATCAAAGATGTAAAAGAAAACGATAAGGTAATAGACAAGAATGGTGAAAAGAAAACGGTGTTAAAAGTTTATAGTAAGAATACTAATGAAGATTTTTATCACATTAAGGCATCTGGGCATGAACCTATTGAATGTTCTGGTAAACATAAATTTTTGGCAATTAAGACGAAGCAATGCCATACTGGTAATGGAATGATTTGTAGACCGAACTGTATACAAAGATGTTCTAAGAAATACTATAAAGATTATAAATTGCAATGGATTGAAGCACAGAATCTAAAAAGAGATGACTTCCTTGTTAGTCCTGTTTCTTTTCTTAAAAATGATAAGGATGATATTATTAAGATATCTGATTATGTTTCTGGAGATAAGATAGTTAAAAGAGATGGCTATATTAGGTGGAAGGGTTGTCATAATAATTTAGTAGAAGTTTGTAGAAAACAAGGGCGTAGTTATGGTTGGATTAAAGAGTGTTTGAGAAAAAATAGGTGGCCAGGAAAAAAGAGCATGCAGTTTTTGTCTTATTTAAAAGATGGCGGATATGCTGATATTGGATTTTTCAAAGACGAGATAAAAATAACATCAAAATTAAGTAGATTTATTGGATATTATATAGCAGAAGGATATACTCAAAGGAGTACTGTCAAATTATGTTTTCATCAGAAAGAAAGTGAATATCATAAAGATGTTGTGCGGTTAGTTAAGGATTTGTTTGGAATTGATGCCAAGATTGTTTTCAGGATTAACAATAGAGCAGAGGTTGTCTTTAACAATATGCTAATTGCTGAATTTTTGGAGAATTCATGCGGAAAAGGATGTAAGAACAAAAGAATATCGTTGGAGTTGATGAATTCTGATAGAGAGAACTTGATACATTTATTGGCTGGACTATATAGAGGAGATGGATATTTAGGCAACGATGAGACCAATTATACTACTGTTTCATCTATATTGGCATATCAGGTTTATTTTGTTCTGAAAAAGCTAATGATACATGGTTCAATAAAGAGAAGAAAACAGAGAGAAAGAATGTCTTGTGATAGTTATGTTATTAGAAGTTATGGTGGACACAGAGATAAAATCAAGGGCATTGCTGAGAGATTTGTTTTAGATGACAGCTTGGAATGTAAATACAATAGTTATTGGAAAAATGATAAACTTTGGTTCTATCCAATTAAAGAGATAACCAAAGAAAGATATAATGGCAAGATATATGATTTGGCTGTTGATGGACATAATTATTTAGTTAATGGATTAGTTACGCATAATTCTGGTTGTTGTGTTGTTCAAGTTAAAGGAGCTCACGATTTAGATAAATTTATTAAAGAGGGAGAGAATATGATACTTGTAGATAATGAACCAAGAGAGATAGCTGCGTTATTAGTTGATTTAATAGAAAATCATTATAAAGATTGTATAGAGATAGGACAGAAAGGAAAAGAAACGGCTAAGAAAATGTTTAATTATAAGCGTTATAGGGAAGATTGGATGAACTTTATTCACGATATTTTAAAGATATAAAGATAAATCATGAGAATATTATTCGGAGCAACCATTCTTCTAGCAAGTTTAGCTTTATCAAAGGCGGGATATCCAATATCTGGAATTTTAGGTGGTTTAATTGGATTTTATTTTATGTTTACCAAGTAGAATATTGAAATAAATAATCATGAAAACTAAAACAATAGGAATAATGACTTTTGCTCAAAAGAACGGGAGACCACGAGGAACTATTGGTTCTTCTGTTATAAGAGGTGAATGGTTAGCAGATAAATGGAAAGAAGCAGAGGTATTCACAGAAGGTAAGAAGTTTGATGCTATAATCTTTCAGAAAGTATATTGGATAGACTATGTACAGGATTATAAGGGAATTAAAATCTTGGATTTGTGTGACCCGGATTTCTTGTCTAGTGACCTTGAGTTTAAGAAATTAGAACAACATATAGACGCAGTTACCTGTGCTTCCAAAGAACTATATAAATTTATAAAACAAATAGCAGTTAAGCCAGTTTATTATGTTCCTGATAGAGTTAATCTAGATATAATCAATAAACAAAAAGAACATACCAATCTTGCTAAGACCGTTGGGTGGTTCGGATATCATCATAACGCTAAGGTTGTATTACCGCAGGTCTTAAGTTCTATAAGTAAATTAGGACTTAAATTAATGGTTGTTTCTAATAGCGATTATAAGCCAAAAGAAAGTGCGCATGTAGAAGTTGAAAATAGACCATTTATCTGGGATACATTTATATATGACATGTTAGATTGTGATATAGTTATGAATCCTAGACCAATTAGATTAAAGAAGTTTAAATATAAATCTAATAATAAAACTATCATTTCTTGGGCTATGGGAATACCTGTTGCAGATACATTAAGTGATTTGCAAAGATTTATGAATCCAGAAGAACGGAAGAAAGAAGCCAGCAAGAGATTGAAAGAGGTAAAAGAAAAATATTCAATGGAACAAACGATTAAACAGTTTAAAGATATAATTAAAATATGCGAAGAGAAAAGACAGTAAGGTTTATTACAACCAAAATAACAGAACAGGAATATCGGTTTATAGAATTTACTAGAAGACTTGGATATGGAGAAGTCAATCTTATTATAGCAGAAGGACAACCTCAAAAGACAACGCATTCTTTGAAATCAATACGTTTTGATATTAATGACGATAGAACTTATTCAAAAGATATTCCTTTAGAAGAAGATTAAAGTTATCCACACTTGATTTTTCTAAATGATGTAATATAATAGATTATTAAAATTAAAATAGAAAACATTTATTTAACCATAGAGATGAGCGGGTAATATTTACTTGCCTATTTGCTTTGTATAAACATGCCAAATAAATTTCAAACTATAATTCAAAAATTAATCGGTATTAAGAAACAAGTTAAACAATCTGAAGATAAAAACGTTGCTTTTACCGTTCCCGGTGCTTTCGGACAAGCTGAACCCGGTGGACTCACACAAAGAGCTCAGATAGAAGCATATTATTATTCTTGGGTGAATTTTAGCGTAAGAAAAATTGCTTCCAATATAGCTAATGTTAAATTAAGATTACTTAAAAAGACCGGAGATAAGATAGAAGAAGTTCCTGAACATGATGTTATTGATTTACTTGAAAAAGCAAATGACGTAATGACCTTTTATGATTTAGTAGAACATTATAGTATTTTAACAGAAACAGCAGGGGAATGCTTTTGGTGGTTATGGAGAAACGAAAGCGGTGATATATTAAAGATTATTCCGTGGTTATCTCCAGATAGAATGGATGTTATACCTGGCGATAGAGAAGAATTTGTTGCTGGATATACTTATAATAAACCAGGAACAAGCGAGAAAGTTCCTTTTAGTACAGATGAAATAATTCATTTTAAATATATAGACCCGTTGAATCCTTATAGAGGATTATCAACGGTTAGAGCAACAGAATTAGCTATTGCAACAGACCGAGAATCATCTAAATGGAATTGGAGGTTCTTTAAGAATTCTGCTCGTCCTGATGTTGCTATTTCTCTTGACGGAACTTTAACTCAAACACAATTTGATAGAATTCATAAACAATGGGAAGCAGCTTATAAAGGAACAGATAATTCTCATAAGCTTGCTATATTAGAAGGTGGAGCTCAAATAAGTGCTCCGCTTGGAGTAACTCAAAAAGACATGGATTTTCTTGCACAACGTAAATATAGTAGAGAAGAAATATTAATGATATTTGGTATTCCAATGGGACTTGTTGTTTCAGAAAGCTCTAATAGAGCAGTCGCCGAAACTGCTAAAGCAACATTTATAGAAGAAACAATTGAACCAAAGATAAAGAAGTTTGTATCTGCCCTTAATGAATTTCTTCTTCCGCTTTATGATGATACTGAAGATATGTATTTTGACTATAAAGACCCAACCATTAAAAACACTGAACAAGTTATTTCTTATTACGAAAAAGCAATTAAAAATGGATGGATGTCTATTAACGAAGTAAGGATAGCAGAAGGATTAAAGATAGTAAAAGGAGCAGATAGTCTTTATCTTCCTTTAAATGTACAACCAATAGCTGAAACAGAACCTGTTAAAACAATTAAACCTCGAATAGACAGAAAGAGAAGAACAAAAACTCAAGTACGTAAAGATATAATTAAAAAAGAACTTAAAAAAATAGACAAGAATAAAATTAATAAAGTTCTTAATCTTATAGAAAAGGATGTAAAAGATAAATCTATAAAGAACAAATCAAAGAAACAAGTAAAAAAAAAGAAAAAATTAGCCCTTCCGGCTTTACTGAACGACACAAAGAAGCATATTGGAAATGGGTAATAAATAAAAAAGAACAAGACGAAAAGAAAATGCTTGTTCTAATAAGAAAGTATTTTAAAAAACAAGAAAAAAGAGTTTTACCAACCGTTAAAAGTGAAGTTAATTTTAATTTCGACTTAGCAAAAGAAACGACAAAAGCCAAGATGGATTTTACTCCATTTATAAAAGACGTTGTAGCTAAGTATGGAGATGAAGCATTTGCGTTTTTAGGATTAACTGGATTTGATAATAATACCAATAACGTAAGAAGCTTTTTAAAAAAAGATGGATTAGAATTCGCTAAAGGAATAAATAAAACAACTAAGACAAGAATATCAAGTGCAATAGCTGATGGAGTAGATGCGGGAGAAAGTATTGTAGGTATAAGAAATAGAGTAAGAAATGTATATAAACAAGCTTCTACTACGAGAGCAATGACAATAGCGAAAACAGAAGTTGCAAGAGCGTCGGTATTTGCCACAGTTGAGGGATATAAACAAAGTAAGGTTGTAAAAGGAAAGGAATGGCTGACAGAATTTTCGCAAAATACCTGCGATTTGTGTTCAAGTATGCACGGAGAAGTAGTAGGAATAAACGAAAGCTTTAGTCTTGGCGGAGACCCTCCTAACGTCACGCATCCAAATTGCCAATGCCTTGTTTTGCCTGTATTAAAAGAAGGCGACATACCTACTTCTATTAAACCTACTACAAAGCCCATAGAATGGAAACCATCTATGACACAAGCTCGAGCAGATAAATGGACTAAAGATAGTAAGTTTAAAAAACCTATTTATCACGGAACTAATAGCGATGCTGCTAAAAGCATAGCAAAAGGAGGATTTAGAATTAGCGAATCTGGAGCATTTGGTAGAGGAGTTTATCTTACACCAGACCGTAAAGGAGCTACTGTATATTCTCAACTTGTAACAATGGCAACAGGAGGAAAGAAGAAGCCAGCAGTTTTAAATTTAAGAACTAATATTAAAAGAATTAAAAGATTTAAAAATCAGGGTGTTTACGACAAAGAACTTTCTAAATTTAAAAAAGTAATGAATATTAAGACAACAAACAAAGCTCTCCTTAGATTTAACAAGAAACTAGGGAAGAACTATGATGCTATTGTGGTAAAAGATAGTAATTATTATGTTATCTTTAATCCAAAAAATATAACAACTATAAAATAATGTTAAGCAAAGAAGAATTATATAAAAAGGTAATTAAAAAGTTTAAAAGAAAATTAAGTATTGATTTTTGGTTTGAAATATTATATTTACTATATAAAAAAGAAGAATTAACAGAGAAGAAATTATTCAAATTATTACTTGAGGTAAGTAAAAATCAAACCTAAAAAATCTAATAAAAATCTAATAAAATCTAATAAAAATTAAATAAAATAATATATAATTTGACTACAAGACGAGCGAATTATATATAAACACAGCCTAGAACTTGACTACACAACGAGCAAGCTTCCAACCGTGGAAATTGTTCGTTATTTATTTATAAAAAATATGAAAAAACAGTATATAAGCGCGCAAGTTAAAGAAATAAAAGAGGGCGGTATTATTGTTGGGGCAGTTGCAACAACTGATTCACCAGACAGAGATGGTGAAATCTTATCCATTGACGGATGGGAGCTCGATAATTTTATCAAGAATCCCGTTTTACTTTGGGGACATGATTCGAGAGCATTACCAATTGGAAAGGTAACTAATATAAAGAGAGTTAAAAATTCTCTTGTATTTAATGCTCAATTTGCAGTAGAAGAAAATGATTTTGCTGCTAAAGTATCAAAACTTGTTACCGGAGGATATCTAAATACCTTCTCGGTAGGATTTTTGCCTAAACAAAGAGATGGCGATAAATTCACTAAACAAGAATTATTGGAAATCTCGGTAGTAAATGTTCCTGCTAATACAGATGCAGAAGTTTCTAGGGCGTTTAAAGATTTTCAGAAAGTAGTTAAGTCAATTGAAAAAAAGGCAAAAACAAAAGAAGTTAAAAAAGTTAAAGAAGCTAAGGAAGTTAAAAAAACAGAAGAGAAGCAAGAATTTAGTTGCGAGTGCATAAAATGTGGACACAAACTTAAAACAGATAAGCATTGCAAGGATGTTTCCTGTCCAGAATGTGGAGGAGAAATGAGAAGAGTTGAAAGACCGGGTCCAGGGAAAGAAGTTAAAAAGGTAGCCAAGAAAGAGATTAAGAAAGAAGTAAAAGAAATTAAAAAAGATACCGAGGTAAAGAAAGAAGTTAAGGCAGAAATTAAGAAAGAAATAGAAACAAAAAGTCCTGCTTGTCGGCAAAAAGATGAAACCGAGAAAGAGTGCGTTGCTAGAAAGATTCCTGAGATTATAAAAGAAGGAACTTTACCGAAACAAGCAATAGCAATGGCATTTAGTATGTGTAGTAAGCCTTGTAAATCTAAAGAGGTTAAAGAAGAGATAAGGGAATTGCCAAAAATAGATAATAAAGAAATTAAGAAAGAAACTAAAGCTGAGAAAGAAGGAAGAATTGTATCAGAAAAAAATAGAATATTAATTAGGAACACTGTTTCGACGCTTAAAGAAGCGTCAATCGCCTTAGAGGGGTTGCTCAAGGTAACTGAACCACCTAAGGGCGAGAAAGAGGTCGGCCAACCTTCAATAGCTAAAAAAGACAATACTGTCTTAAAGGCTTTGAAGAGAATAGATAGAGATATTGAACATCTCATCTTAACAGAGAAAGGAAAATAAAAAAATGAGTAAAAAATACATTCTTATAAACGGAAAGAAACATTACATTAAAACAGAACCAACAAAGGTTGTGAAAGAAGAAGAGGAAGAAGAAGTAACTGATGAAGAAAAGTCAGTTGAAAAAATTGCGGAAAGTATCGCTCAAAAGATTGCCAATTTAACCAAGGTAAAAGAAGCCGACATAGAAAAGAAAGAAAAAGTGATTGAAAATAAAGAGGTTAAGTTAATTGACCGTGACGAAAAAATCTTAAAGACTCGCCTTGGGAAAGATATTTCCTTAAAGCATAGCGAAATCGATGGTTTAACATCATGGTTTAAAGCATTCTTCAGAGACGATAAATCTGCTGCAATGGAATACTTCCAAAAGCACGAACCTCTTAATGAAACGACTGCCGCAGAAGGTGGATACTTAGTTCCAACACTTCTTTATAATGTAATTGTTAAGTGGCAAGAAGACGAAGCTGTTATTAAACCTCGTGCCAGAATAATTGATATGTCAGGTATGAAGACAAATCAATTGAATATCAGCGGTATTGCTTCAAAACCTAGAGTTAGCTGGACATCAGAGAAAAGTGCAAAATCTACTTCTTCAATGGAATTCAAGCAACAAGCTCTTACTCCTTACAAATTAGCTGCTATTGTAACTATCACCGATGAATTAATCGAAGATAGTCCATTCAATATAGTTCAATTAGTAAGTGCAGAATTAGCTGATGCTATTACCAAAGAAGAAGACAGAGTATTTGCAGTAGGAACAGGTGCAGCACAACCAACAGGAATTGATGCCTATGCGTGGGCATCTACTGATTGTGGAGGCGCAATGAATCTTGACCATATCCAAACCGCTTACTTTAGACTAGGACAATCCTATAGAAGTAAAGGTTATTGGCTAATGAATTCAAGAGCTATTGAGCATATTGCTAATCTGAAAGATACGACCAATAGACCACTTCTTCTTGAAGAAGGCATTGTTACGGAACCCGGTTTCCCAGCATTGAAGAGACGACCAGTTCTTGAACAAAACGACATTGGTTCAGATAAGATTTTCTTCATTGACCTATCCAAATATTGGATTGGTATCAAACATCCTATGAAAATTGAAATGGCCAAAGAAGCTACTGTTGCAGGTGAAAACCTATGGGAAAGAAATTTGAAGGCAATTAGGATTGAAGAAAGAGTTGATGCCGAAAACGTCGACATCAGAGCAGGTTACGAATTGACAAACACAGGAATTAGTTAAAGTTTTTGAGCTCGTCCTGGGGGTCTTGCGACCAGAGGGCGGGCAACAAAGATTTGAACTAAATTGTAAACATAAAAATTATGTTATTCAAAGTTAAGTTAATTACGTCTTATAAAAATGTTTCTGCTGGAACCATTTATGAGACAGACAAAGAGAAAGCAGAACAATTAGTTGCACTTAAAAGAGCAGAATGGGCAGAAGACCCTAGAAAAACTATTAAGAAAGAAGAAATTAGATTAGCTAAGATAGAAAAAGAAGCTAAAAGAAAGGCAACTAAAGAAATGAATCCAAAGAGAAGACAAGGTTATTCTACAAAATAATAAAAAAAGATATATATCGACGACTGCGTTATCCATACAAGAAGTAATTCGGGAACAAAGCGTCGATATGTATTTATAAGGCTATATTATACCATTTTGGACTGTAATGCTCTGAAACTGGTACGTGATAGGGTAGTTTCTTCCGTAGAATCGAAATTAAACGCCATAGGCGAATTTGTAAAAACATTATATTTATATAAATGATTAAACTTTCAGTCGTAATTCCAAGTTATAAAGATAAATTTTTATGGAAAACTATAGATAGTCTTTTAAGTAATTCACAATTAGGCGAACAACTGGAAGTTATAGCTGTTTGGGATGGATATTATGCAGATTCTTCAGATATTATACAAGATTCGCGAGTTAAGTATGTTCATCTAGGAAAAAATCGGGGCATGAGAGGTGCGATTAATGCTGGTGTAGCAATAGCAAGGGGTGAATACATTGGGCGTTGTGATGAGCATATTATGTTTTCTCCAGGATATGATAAAATTTTAACTGATTCGTGTAGTCATAAGGATATAATGACAGCACGAAGGTATTTTCTTAATCCCGAAAAATGGGAGATTATGAAAGAATTACCACCGATTGATTGTGAAAAACTAGTAATTCAAGATTGTGGTAGTGGTATTCGCAAATTTGCTGGACAACGGTGGAATAGCCGAGCTAAAGAATTAAAAGATGAATCAATCATAGAAGCTCAAGCCATGCAAGGGAGTTTTTGGATTACTTCTAGAGAAAATTGGGACAAATCTATAGTTGAATTAGAAACAGAAGGATATGGTCCTCATTATGGCGATAGCCATGAGGCCGTATTTAAAACTTGGAAAAATGGTGGAAAATTATATTACAATAAAAAAGTATGGTACGCGCATAAGCACAGAAGCTTCTCTAGAACCCACAATATGGGGACTAAAGAAAATCCCGCTAATGCAAAAAGTGGCTGGATGTATTCTTTAAGTATTTGGGAAAAATATTGGGAAGAAGAAATAAAACCTAAGTGGGTAAATTTATGAAGATTCAACTTGAAGCCACAACGGCTTGTAATGCTAGATGTACCTTTTGTCCAAGGTATGATATGACCAGACCAAGAGGCGAAATGAGCGATGAGTTATTTCATAAAATAATAAAAGAAGGTAAAGAGATTAAATATTCATTCTTTGTACCATTTTTAAATGGAGAGCCATTCGTATTTCCGAGGATTTGGAAATGGCTTGATTATATGCAAGAAGAGAATGTAAAAGTTCATTTATATACAAATGCGGAATTAATGGACGTTGATAGAATTCTTAAATATAAGAATATTAGACTTATCTGTTGTAGCGTAAATGCAGCTACTAAAGAAACGCATAGAAAGATAACGAGAGGTCCAGATTTTAATAAAGTAACTAAAAACGTAAGAGAGTTAATTGAAAAAGCGAATCTTCCAGCAGGTGTATGGGCTTCAATGGTTGAAGTTGAAGCGAATATACATGAGAAAGAAATGTTTAAAAAACAATGGGGTAAAAATGCCATATTCGGTGAATTTAAAAACTGGGGAGGAGCAAGACATGATAAGTTAGAAAGAACAGGGAAAAGAACAGTATGTTATTCATCAACTCAAACCATGAATATATTGTGGGACGGCAGAGTTGTTGTATGTTGTTTAGATTATGACGGTAAATTAATTTTAGGAGATGTAAATAAAAACACATTAACAGAGATTTGGCATAATTCTAAATGGCTAAGAGATAAACATAGAAATCTCGACTACAGCATGGAACCTTGTCGGCGCTGTAATCAGAACATAGAATGAAGAATTTATTAATATATATAAGTCCAGATAAGAGTTTTAATAGTGACCATAAACGATTAGTTAAAATACAAATTGATAATAGTTTGTCTTTAGGCTGGAAATCTAGCGACATAATACTAGTAACTAATTTTGAATATGAATATAGAAAAATTAAAGCTATCTTAATTGAAGACGATGTTTATTGCGACTTCTTCTATCCAACAACAAAATTATATACCATTGTTAGGCTTTTTAAGAAAGGATTAATTGAAGAAGAATTATATTGGTATCACGATTTCGACTGTTATGAGTTAAATAAGATAATTGAATCAGAAGTAAAACAGGAAATGGGTTCATGTAGCGTTGGAGTTAGTAATTATTGTCAAAGACCAAGATTATGTTCAGCCAGCATATTCTTTAATAATAAAGCAGAAGATGTCTTTAAACAGATGAAGAAAGAGATTGATAAAGATAAGATAAATGAAGAAAGAGCGCTTATGAGAATATATTATGGAGAAGATAGTCCATTAAGAGAGCAAATTAAAATGGTAAATACGACATACGCCTTTCATAAGTTTAATATTATACCCACATATAAGACTACTAAGAAACCGATACGAGTAGCCCATTTCCATTTAACTCCTGACAAGTACGAATTTTATATAGAAGGCAAGAACAAATTAAATATGTCATTAGTACCGAAAAGATTAATTAAAATTTTTAATAAACATGGATTTAAGCGATAGAACTATAATTTATTATACTGGTTGTACTGAAGACCCGGTATTTGAACAAAGAATAATTGACGACCTTAAAAAGAAGGCAGGCGATATACCAATTATAAGCGTTTCTCGCAAGCCAATTGACTTAGGAACAAACATTTGCGTTGGAGAGAAACCAGTTAGTTATACTAGTGAATGGAAGCAATTATTAATTGGATTAAAAGCAGCTAAGACAAAATATTGTATAGCAGCAGAATCCGATTGTTTATATCCACCTGAATATTTTACCTTCACGCCTAAAGAAGAGAATATGATGTATAACTATAAGAATATTTGGATGGTTTGGAAAAGACACAATGGCTTTTATAGGAAACACGGTTATTGTGAAGGTGCTCAAATATGTGATAGAGAGTATTGGATTAAACGGCTTGAACCGCTTTTACCCGAAGAATGGGTTATCTTTCCTAGAACAATAGAAAATTTATTGGTTTCAAAGATATTTTCAAAGAGAAAAGAGTGGACAGGAGACCCAGTTCTTTCATTTAAGACCGGTAATGGCGTTAGTAATAAAACTACATTTGATGACAATAGTAAAACTAAAGAGTTAGCTCCTTGGGGTAATATTAGAGAAATTAAAAAAATATTTATAAATTAAAAATATATGGCAGATTTTAAACTTAATGTAAGGTCACTAAAAGCAAGCGAAGGTTCTCATATTCCAGTATTAATAAAGATACTTAGTATATCAGAAGGTCCAGTTTTAGAATTAGGCACAGGTATGAACTCAACAGCAGTTATTCATTGGTTATGTAATGAAAGCAAAAGACGCATTGAATCTTATGAGTCAAGCGAAATGTTTTATTTAGCAGCGAGAAATTATCGTTGCGATTATCACGGAGTTCATAATGTAGAAACATTAGGTGGTTGGGATAAAATAGATATTGAATCTCAACATTGGGGAATGGTATTTATTGACCACGCTCCAGGTAAAAGAAGAAATGTAGAAATGGCAAGGGTTGCTAATAATGCAGATTATGTAGTAGTTCACGATACAGAACCAAATAGCGATTGGCATTATCATTATTCAAATAATTTTGATAAATATAAATATCGTTATAATTACACTAAGGCTTATCCACACACCTCTATATTTAGCAATTTTTTTCCATTAGATAAAATATTATAAAATAAAGACTTATCAAAGCTATGAATATTGAAGATATAAAATCAAGAGATGATTTGCCTAAGTTTTTTACCGAAATGGGATATAAGGTTGGAGCAGAAATCGGCGTATATAAAGGAGAATATACAGAAAAATTATGTAAGGCAGGATTAAAAATATATGGCATTGACCCATATATAGTTTATGAGAATTATCGAAAACATCCAAAAGAGATGGATTATGAAGTAATGTATGAAATGTCTAAGAAGATATTAGAATCTTATGGTGGTAAATTAATTAAAAAAACTTCAATGGATGCTCTTAGAGATATATCAGATGGTAGCCTAGACTTCATATATATTGATGGAAATCACTCGTTGCCATATATTGTTTCAGATATTTATGAGTGGAATAAAAAAGTTAAAGTAGGTGGATGTATTTCGGGACACGATTATTTCTTAAATAATCATAATCCGTATTGGATTAGAATATGTCATGTAAAATACGCAGTAGATATTTTTGAAAAGATTTTTAAAGTTAAAAAATATGTAATTGGCAAGGGTAAAGATAAATATTTGTCTTGGCTTTGGATTAAAAAATGAATAAAACCGTTGGTGGAATTTATTATTCGGATAATCGTCTAAATAAAAGAATTTTAAATGCTTGTCAAGAGCAATTAAGAAAGGTTTTTGATGAGAACAAGATAGTTTCTATTACTCTTAGACCAATGAGTTTTGGTAAAAATATTGTTTTAGAAAATAGAGAAAGAAGCTATCCTACAATGGCATTACAGATATTGATGGCACTTGAAGCTAGTAAGACTGATTATGTTTTCTTTCTGGAACATGACATTTTGTATGGACCATCTCATTTTGACTTTATTCCACCAAGAGATGATATATATTATTATAATGTAAATAACTGGCGTTGGTGGTTTGGACACGATACAGCTATTACTTATGACGGATTAACTTCATTATCAGGATTGTGTTGCAATCGTGAATTAGCAATTAAACATTATAAATATAGATTAAAAAGAATAGAAGAATGGGGATTAGATAAGATTCGTAGTAGAGAACCGAGATGGGCAAGGAAGTTTGGATACGAACCTGGCTCAAAAAAAAGAAGACGAGGTGGAATTACAGATGAAGACCACATCAAGAGAAGGTCAGAGTTTCCTAATATAGACATTCGTCATCCTGGTACATTTTCCGCACCAAAGATTACTCTAGAGTCATTTAAGCACAAACCGGAGAACTGGGATGAAAAACCAATAGAAGAAATACCCTATTGGGACTTGAGGGGTTTGTTCAATCTACCAAAAGAAAAATAAATATATGAAGAAAATAAAACTAAACAAAGGTACGTTTGCCACAGTAGATAATGATGATTTCGAGTATTTGAATCAATGGAAATGGTATATTAATAATAATGGATATGCTATTAGAACTAAATATACAAAACTGGGTTTTAAAAAATATAAAATGAAAAAAGTTTATATGCATAGAGTTGTTAATAACACTCCAGATAATCTACAAACTGACCATATTAATCATAATCAACTAGATAACAGAAGAATTAATTTAAGAAGTGTAACTAATCAGCAAAATGCTTTTAACGCCAGTTTAAATAAAGCCAATACTTCTGGAACAAAAGGAGTCAGTTGGTCTAAGGAAAGAAAAAAATGGTGTGCGTATATTCATATTAATGGCGGAGCAATCCCTCTCGGTAGATTTTTTGACATTAAAGACGCTATATTGGCTAGGAAACAAGCTGAATTAAAATATCATGTAATATGAAGAATAATTATGAACTTTCAATTCTAATTCCTGCAAGGTCAGAAATGTTTTTGGCTCGAACTATTCAGGATATTCTTGAAAACAAGGAAGCCAAAACTGAAATTCTTGTTGGTTTAGATGGTGATTGGGCTAATCCTCCTATTCCCCAGCATCCAGATGTAAATATTTATTATTCCCCAGTTTCTATAGGTCAACGTGGAATGACAAATCAGTTATGTAAACTATCTCGGGCTCACTATGTGATGAAAATTGACGCACATTGTAGTTTCGACAAAGGGTTCGATAGAAAAATGATAGAAGGATTTAAAAAAACAGGCGACGATGTAACGGCTGTTCCAATTATGAGAAATTTACACGCCTTTGATTGGAAATGTCACAGATGCGGATGGACAAAATATCAAGGTCCTACACCAAAAATATGCCCCGATTGTGGTACTTCAGATAAAATTAGACACAGAATGCGCTGGATTGGAAAACATAATCCTCAGAGTACCTCTTTTTCTTTTGATACTAGACCGCATTTTCAATATTTTGAAGATTATAAACACAGAGAACCATATATAACAGATAAGAAAACCGGATTCACTGAAACAATGTCGCTACAAGGGAGTTGCTGGATGTTAACTCGTAAGAATTACTGGGATTGGGAGGTATGTGATGAAAGGGCTGGAAGCTGGGGTAATCAGGGTATAGAAGTTTCATTGAGTAGCTGGCTCACAGGACATAAAGTTATTGTGAACATGAATACATGGTTTGCTCATTTATTTAGAACTCAAGGAGGCGATTTCAGTTTTCCATACCATCAATCAGGCAGAGATGTTCAAAGAACGAAAAGATATATCAGAGATAAATTTTGGAACTTTAAACACCCTAATCAGGTTTATCCAGTTAGCTGGCTCATTTCTCGTTTCTGGCCCGTAAATGGTTGGAAGGAAGAAGACTTAAAAAAACTTAAAGAATATGAAAAACAACAAGGACAAAATAGTAAATAAAAGAACTTCATGGAATAAAGGACTTAAGGGATATAATAAAGGACGTATAGTATCTGAAGAAACCAAGAAAAAACAAAGCGAATCTATTGAAAAGTTTTGGAAAACTCCAGAGGGATTATTAAAGAAACAAAGATTATCTAAAAGAACAACCGAGAGATTAAAAGATAAAACCTATGAACAAATATATGGAGATAAGGCAGAAGAAATAAGAAGAAAAATAGGAGATGCACAAAGAGGAATACCTAAATCAGAAGAGCATAATAGAAAAAACAGTGAAGCCCATAGGGGTAAAAAAAGAAAACCATTTTCAAAAGAATGGAGAAGAAAGCTTGGATTAGCAACTAAGGACAAGACTTATGAACAAATATATGGAGATAAGGCAGATATTCAAAGGAAGAAAAGAAGCGAGGCTCTTAAGGGTGAAAAAAGTTATATGTGGAAAGACGGAATATCTTTTGAACCGTATTCATTAGATTGGACTAGAACATTAAAAAGAAGTATTAGGCAACGAGATTATTATACTTGTCAGGTTTGTGGCAAAGAGCCAGCAGTCCATGTTCACCATATAGACTATGATAAGAAAAATTGTAATTCAGAGAATCTTATAACTTTATGTCATAGTTGTCACTCTAAAACTAACTTTAATAGAGATTACTGGATTTCATATTTTAAAAAGCTTATGCCTGTTAATGGTTGGTCAGATAAAGATTTACAGAAACTAAAAGAAGAAGAAAAGAAAATTAATTTAAAATAATGTGGGCAATAGAGAACAATAATTTTCTCTTACCCGTCTGTTCTTTAACAAAAAACGGGTTGAGAAACCCAGAATAAATAATGCCAGAAGAAATACAACAACTAAACGACACAACCTATAAGGTTACTCCCAAAGATGATTGGAAAGATAGAATTGAAGTAGAAGTTGGAGATAGCAAGCAACCCGATTTCAAACCACAGACGAAGATAATGCGTTGGGACAATCAATGTAATTTTAGTATTCGTTTAATTGACGATAATACTGGTTCTTTTTCAAAGATTGGCGAAAAGGTTATTTATGATAAACCAGAATTAAAGGTAGAGTTTTATGACGTAGAAAATGCTCATAAAATGGTTTGGTATCTAAAAGAAAAACCCAAATCAAATAAAGTAGAATTTACCATACAAAGTAAAGGATTAAAGTTTTATTATCAGCCAGAATTAACTCAGAAAGAAAAGGATGATGGTTGTTCAAGACCTGAAAATGTAGTTGGTTCTTATGCTGTTTATATGGAGAACCCAGGCACTAACTGGGTTGGTGGCAAAGAATATAAAGCAGGAAAGTTTGGACATATATATAGACCACATCTATACGATAGTAATGGATTAGAAGCGTGGGGAGATTTACATATAGAAAATGGTATTTATTCGGTAGAAATTCCACAGGAGTTTTTAGACAAAGCTGTTTATCCGATTAGGAGTAATGATGATTTTGGGTACAAAGAAGAAGGTGAAAGTGGCCATAATTTTCCCGCTGATAATATGGGAGGAAGCGTCTTTACTTCGCCAGTAGATGCGGGTATTGCTACGTCTTTGACTTTTTATACAAGATATGATGACAATATCAAGGGCGTAATTGTTTTACATAGTAATTTGAATATTATTGAGAATGGTGTCACGGGTGTGAAGGCAGTCCCATACAATATCCAATGGAATACGGCTACTTTTGGAACTAGTCCTACTCTTTCTGCATCTACGGATTACGTGTTGATGATAGTTACTTATGGTAATTTCGGAGGACCGAATTTTTATTATGATACAGGAGATACAAATCAAGGACATATTGATACGAGTAATAATTATAGTTCTCCAATAAACCCAACAGATGCTAACCATAGTACCGAAAAATACTCCATCTACGCCACCTATACAGCAGAAGCAGGTTCAAATTCGCCTTCTCTTTCACCAAGCATTAGTTCAAGTATTTCATCTAGCATATCTTCGTCAGAATCTCCTAGCACAAGCATTTCGCCAAGTTTAAGTCCTAGTATTTCGTCAAGCGCTAGTCCATCTTTAAGCCCATCATTTTCTCTTTCGCTAAGTCCGAGCATAAGCTCTTCTATCTCACTTTCAGAAAGTCCTTCTATATCGCCCAGTTTAAGTGAAAGTCTTTCTCCGAGTATTAGTGTTTCAATATCTTCAAGTATTTCTCCTAGCGAAAGTCCTAGTCAGTCGATTTCTCCGAGTATTAGCTCTTCTTTATCTATTAGTTTATCTCCGTCTTTATCGCCTTCAATAAGCTTAAGTATTTCTCCTAGTTTAAGTCCTTCATTAAGTGAAAGTATCAGTTCTTCAGTTTCACCTAGCCAAAGCTTAAGTCCGAGTTTATCGCCCTCAATCTCTTCTTCATTATCTCCTTCATTAAGTCCTAGTATTAGTCTTTCGTTATCACCTAGTTTAAGCGAAAGTATTAGTGAGAGCATCAGTCATTCCGTATCTCCAAGCCAGAGTATTTCTCCAAGCTTGAGTCCATCATTATCACCTTCGATTTCAGAAAGTTTAAGCTCTAGTATTTCTGAAAGTCTTAGCCCTAGCCTTTCGTCTTCGTTATCATTTTCAATATCACCAAGCGTTAGCCCTAGTCAATCTATAAGCCCAAGTATTAGCCCAAGTTTAAGCGAGAGTCTTTCTCCGAGCTTATCTCCTTCATTTAGTATTTCATTGAGTCCTAGTCTATCGCCAAGTATTTCTTCTTCGATTTCTTTTTCGGCATCACCTAGTCAATCTATTTCACCTTCGTTCTCGCCATCGTTGAGTCCTTCAATAAGCGAGAGTATTTCTCCTTCTGTTTCTCCTAGCCAGAGCTTATCACCTTCTTTATCGCCAAGTTTAAGTGAAAGCATTAGCGAGAGTATTTCTCCATCAACTTCGCCAAGTCAAAGTCTAAGTCCTTCGCTCTCGCCTTCTATAAGTATTTCTATAAGTCCGAGCTTATCTCCAAGTTTATCAATATCACTTAGCCCTTCGTTATCTCCAAGTCTTTCATTAAGCTTGAGTCCTTCAATTAGTGAAAGCATTTCGTCTTCTGTAAGTCCTAGCCAATCACTTTCTCCAAGTCTTAGTGCTTCATTATCAATATCATTAAGTCCATCACTAAGTCCTTCAATTTCTTTATCAATTTCGCCATCTTTAAGTTCTAGTATATCTTTTTCAATAAGCCCTTCTGTTTCTCCCAGTGCTTCGATTAGTCCTAGTTTAAGTCCTAGCATAAGTCTTTCAATATCGCTTTCTCTTAGTCCAAGTTTAAGCATTTCTCTTTCTCCAAGCCTTTCGCCAAGCATAAGTTCGTCAATTAGTTCTTCTGTATCACCAAGTCAGAGCCTAAGTCCAAGTCTAAGTCCATCGCTGTCTCCAAGTATTTCAGAGAGCTTAAGTCCTTCAATCTCAGAATCATTATCTTTTAGCATTAGTCCTTCGTTTTCGCCAAGTATAAGCGAGAGCTTAAGTCCTTCAATTAGCGAAAGTTTAAGTCCTAGTATTTCT